GGTACAAAGCTAGACGGCATTGAAGCAGGTGCAACTGCTGATCAAACTGCAGCAGAGATCCGTACTCTTGTCGAATCTGCTACTGACTCCAATGTCTTTACTGATGCTGACCATACCAAGCTAAATGGAATTGCTGCCGGTGCTGAAGTAAACGTCAACGCTGATTGGAACGCAACCAGTGGTGATGCACAGATCCTTAATAAGCCTAGTATCCCTTCTGCTTATGGAGACAGCAACGTAGATGCTCACCTAAATCGATCTACTGCATCTAGTGGTGAAGTTCTTAGCTGGAATGGCTCTGACTATGATTGGATTGCTGCTGCTGCAGGTTATTCAGATTCTAATGTTGATTCACATCTAAACAGATCTACTGCAAGTAACGGTGAAGTCCTTAGCTGGAATGGTTCTGATTACGATTGGGTTGCTCCAGCGGCTGGCGGTGCGACTGACATCAATGGTCTATCTGATGCCAAAACGCAACAATCAGGCCAAACAATTGGCATTGGCACAGGCGCGTTAGCTGTTAATAGCGGCGACAATTACAACCTTGCGGTTGGTTATCAGGCTCTTAATGACAACACAAACGGTCAATACAATGTCGCGATTGGACAAACTGCGCTGTCTTTAAATGTTAGCGGCCTTCAGAATACAGCAGTTGGCTATCAAGCTTTATATCAAAACACAACTCACAGCAACACAGCTGTTGGTAAATCCGCAATGTCCGGCGTCACTACGGGTGGCAACAATTCTGGTGTTGGCTTTAACGTGCTTGGGAGTCTGACAACAGGTACAGGTAATTGCGGTATCGGTAAAAATGCAGGCTTTAATTTAACAACAGGTAGCAATAATATTGTTATTGGTAATGGTGCAACCGCTTCTTCTGCAAATGCCCAAAATCAAATTACGCTAGGTGACACCAATGTTACCTCACTTCGCATCCCAGGACTTCAATCTGGAGCGTCTTCTGGTCACGTACTTACTTACAACGGAACAGACATCACCCTTGCTGCAGGTGGTGGCCCAATTCCAATGGTTTCAAAGGGTTCAATCAATACATCTGCAAGTTATGGCATTGGTTATAACGCTTTAGCCAATGACGACGCTTCTCATAATGAAAACACAGCCTTTGGTATTCATGCGCTAGGCAGTAATACAAGTGGTGCTGGCAATGTTGCGATAGGAAGATACACACTTTCAGATAGCACAACTGGTGGGTCAAATGTTGGAGTCGGTAATGCTGCTTTGCATAAGAACACTACTGGAACTAAAAATGTAGCAATAGGTGGCGCAAATACTATGCGCGATAACACCACCGGTACAAATAACGTTGCTGTTGGTTTTCAAGCTCTAAAATCCAACACCACTGCGTCTAGAAACGTAGCTATCGGATACGAAGCTGTTTTTTCAAATACCTCTGGTGCTTTCAACGTAGCTGCTGGATACCAAGCTCTTTATTCATGTACCACTGGCAATTCCAACGTAGCTAACGGATACCAAACTCTCCGTGGAACCACCACTGGTTCTGGCAACGTAGCAACCGGATGGCTAGCTCTCTATTCAAACACCACTGGTTCTAATAACGCAGCCTACGGTTACGGAGCTCTCAAATCCAACACCACTGGCGGCGGAAACGTAGGCGTTGGTTATGAGGCACTAGGAGGATTGGGTTCATCTAGGGATTTTTATAGTAGCGTTGGTATTGGGCATCAAGCTCTTGCAAATACTACGTCTAGTAACAACACAGCAGTTGGTTATCAAGCAGGTACGGCAAATACAAGCGGTCATGTAACTGCTTTTGGAAAGTCTGCAGGCGCTGCTAATACTACAGGAGGTGTTACCGCTTTCGGAATTAGTGCTCTTCAAAATAATACAAGTGGACTTGGCAATACGGCTGTTGGCGAGTTTGTTCTGGATGCAAATAATACTGGCAATTCCAACACCGCTGTTGGCAAAAATGCCTTAACTGCAAATACTTCTGGAACTGAAAATCAAGCGTTAGGTTATTACGCTCTCAGTGGTACTACAACCGGCAGTTATAACACTGCTATGGGTAAGGATGCTGGCAATAATACAACTACCGGTAACTATAATACAAGCATCGGTTATGAAGCCAAGCCTAGCTCTTCCACGGCTTCTGGTGAAATTACACTAGGCAATTCTAATGCTTCGACATTACGGTGTAACACGCAGACCATATCTTCTCTATCTGACGCCAGAGACAAGACAGAAGTCCAACCCTTGGTTCAGGGTCTTAACTTTATTGATTCACTGCAACCCGTTAAATTTAAATGGGAAACGAGGGATGGAAACGTTAAAGATGGAACATACGAGGCTGGCTTTATTGCACAAGATCTGCAATCTGCTCAGTCTGAAGTTGACGCTGACTACCTCGGCTTAGTAATAGATGAAAACCCCGAACGGCTTGAAGCCTCTTATGGAAAACTAATTCCTGTTTTAGTGCAAGCAATTAAAGATCTTAAATCTGAAATCGAAACTCTTAAATCAAATGTCTGAAACTCTTACAGCTACAGAAATTGCACAGAACTACAGTGCAGCTGGTGACAGCGTTACTGTTATCAATGAACTGGTTGCTATTACAACTCTTACTGACGAACAAAAAGATACTGTTAGTCGTAATGTAGAGCACCTTGAAATTATGGTTGCTAAAGATTACTGGACTACAGAAGACTTAGCTCCATTTAATACTGCTGTGACTGCAGGTAAAGCTAAAATCGCTTAATTAATTATGATCACACTTATCCGTCCACTTCTCTTTCAATTTCTACAATCTGACAAAGTAAAAGCTTTGATCGTAGAAATGCTAGAGCGACTAGCTGAGACTACCGATAACGATATCGATGACAAAGCAGTTGAATTTGTAAGAAACGGTTTGTTTCCTGCTAAGTAATGGACTGGGCTAGTCCACCGTTACTGCCCTCTCTAAACATCCCTGATGCCCCCGGTTTGCCAGGTCCAGTACTTGGCTTACCAAGGGCAGAATTGCCCTCTTACAAGCCCATGGTGGTGCCTCCCAGCGTGCTTAGGGCACCTCCAGGCGTGAAAGGAGCAGACGATACAGATAAAGCACCGCAGAAAGAGACTAAAACTCAAGTCCCTCCTGCTACTGCCCCTACACTTCCACCGATTCCGCAAGAGGCACAGATAGTAGAAATTCCATTTACGGAAGTAGAAGTTCCGTTACCCTCTACCATCATTATGACGACAGCAGTTACTACAGCTTTTATCTCTGTAGGTGCCACCTTAGTTGCTACTTCGTTATTCAAATACATCGTAATGATAATGAAGCCAGTTTTTAAACAAGCATGGAACAAACTGACAAAAAAGAAACAGGTCCAAGAAATTTCTTAGCCAAAGTAAAGGAAAATACTGAGGATGAGATTCAAATTTTGGGGACGTTTGTCCGCTTAGGTGTTGTTGTTTGGAGTGGGTTTATTATCACCCTTAATTATGTGGACCTTCCAATGATCAAAAAAGGTCAGAGTGGAGGTGACATAACCTTTGTTGCTTCTGTCTTTACAGGAGCACTCGCAACATTTGGATTAACAACATCCAACAGCAAAGCTGCTAATACAAAACCAACTGACAACAAAAAGAAAGAAGAATGAAGTATCTATTTCTACTTGTGATGCTGGCTAGTCCTGTAGCAGCTCAGCAAGTAACCCCGAACTTTACTCAGGGTTCAATGCAATCAACTACCACCACCACGATTGACATTGATCGGACTATTGCAACCGAGATCTTTGGTGGTGCTTATTCATCATGGTCTGGAACAAACGTAACTCCAAGCGGAGATATTACAAACGGCTCTACAACCTTCTCTGTCCATACAGCAGGAGATCCGTTTCAACTAGAAACAGTAACCAGAGCAGCAGGTGTAGTAGAAACAATCGACATCGACGAAACAATCGAGTCAGTATCTACCACTACCTCCTTGTCAGTCTTCTCACAGTAAGCCCTGCTTACGCTGAAGACCCAAAGGTACAAAACACATCTAACCCCGTGGCAGCCGCTACGGGCAACGTGACGAATCAGGCGGTGCAATTCCAAAACAATGGTGCACCGTCACGTCAATATTTCCAAGGCAACAACAGTTGCAATGGTACGACCATGCAGTTCTCACCCTTTTATATGGGTAATGACACTGTACCTAGAGATTCAGAAGGTTATGTCAGAAGTAATAACTTCGGTGTGCAGCTGAATTTTTCTGTGCCGCTAGATGGTGGCATGATTGAAACCTGCAAAGCTATCGCCCGTAAACACGAAGCCAAAATGAGGCTTGATTATGAGCTAGTACGTGCACTTAAATGTACAGAGATTATGAGAGCTGGGTTTACATTTAGACCTGGCAGTCGTGTTGAAGTGCTTTGCAATGACATCGTACCAATTGTATCCCTAACAAAAAAGAAACTAAAGACTCCAAACTGGTAATGCTTGAAGCAACAGTGACGCTAGTCATCGCTGCTATTGCTGGCGGTGCAGCTTTAAATAATCGACTACATCAAAGAGTTAATAACGTGCACGACCGTATTAGTGGTCTTGATCGACGTATTGACGCAATCGAACTAGGTGTTGCTACTGACTATGTGTCAAAAGCAGACCTTTCGGTCATGACTAAGCGGATGGAAGATCACATGATCCGCATTGAAAACAAATTAGATCAAATCGTACTCAGAAATAGTTAATGTCCTACCAACTTGTTGACAACATCCGTGGCAAAGTGCTTCAAGAGTTTGACTCTAAAGAACTCGCACAAAAAGCATTTGAACGTCAGTCCTCAGAAGCTAACGTTTCTATCGTAGAGCCACCTAAAAAGACTACTAAGAAAAAGAAGGTTGCTAATGTCAAAGAAGAAGGCAACTGAAGACCAGTTTAACGAACTCCATAACTTAGTTACTAAAGAGTTTCTTGCTCGAATTAAATCTGGGGAAGCTACAACACAGGATCTAAAAGCAGCGTGTGATTGGCTTAAAACCAATGACATCAGCGGTGTTGCCTATAACGGTAACCCGTTGTCCAAGTTAGCCAGCGTTATGCCAGAGATCGACCCTGAACTTGTACAAACGAGACTTTATGGCAAGCGGTAAAACCTCTAAGTATTACAAACAAAATCCTGCTGCTAAACAACGTAGGTTGAAGCAACAGGCTAAATACAACAAAACAAAAAAGGGACTAAAAATACGTACAGCTGCTAACAAGCTTAATCGCAAGCTTGGCACATACGGCAACGGTGACGGTAAAGACGCAAGTCATACCGGCAAGGGCAAAGGGAAACTGGAGTCTATGAAAATTAACCGGACCCGTCCGCGCAAAGGCAAAAAGTACGCATCTAAATGACCCCCTTACTTCCAACTCCT